TGAAATTCTCGTGCGGGAAGAACGTCAACGTAACCGCACTTACCTGAACCTTCAGAATGATAGCCTTCCTTTTGTAGGGTATGATATCTGGAATGGTTATGAGTGTAGTGCCCTTACCGATAGCGGACTTCCGGTTACCTGTGTAGCTAAGGTTGTGTATGCTGCTACCAATCCGTATATCGTAGAGTCTAAGTCAATGAAGCTCTACTGGAATGGTTTTAATATGCAGCCTATGGGTAAGAATGCTAAGGAAGTTCTTAAGAATATTAAGAAGACCGCCGAAAAGGATCTTAGCAGTCTTCTTGAGACTGATGTCAAGGTTGAACTTTATTCTCAAATAATAGACACAGCGCTTAAGGTTGATAATTCAGCTTGGTCCGCCTATTACAGTGATACTGAGAACCCTTGGGTTACTCTTGAAGAACTCCCTGATGTTGATAATGTTAAGTTTAATGTGTTTAACGAAACTCCCGAGCTACTCGAAGTAGTAGAGTATAAGAAACCTGCAAGTTATTCTTATCGTAGTACTCTTCTTCGTTCTAATTGCAAAATTACTAAGCAGCCAGATTCTGGGGATATTTATATTTATTACAAGGGCAACAAGACCGTGACCAATGAATCTTTGCTTAAGTGGCTCGTTTCATTCCGTAATGAATGTCACTTCCATGAAGAGATCTGTGAAGCAGCGTATAAGCGTTTGTGGGATCTCTTGCAACCTAAGGAGCTTCTTGTAACTTGCTTCTATGCCCGGCGCGGCGGTTGGGATATCGTACCCACTCGCGCTAGCAAGAAAAGTTTGCTTGATAAAGACCTTATTAATCCAAAGTCTTATTACTTTAAGTTTCCTCGTCAATAACTTGATAAAAAACAACAATAATATAATATACACATATGGACAATAAACTTATCGTATTCCTAGATAACATTCAGCGCACGATTGTTGCGACTCTTGTAGAAGAGACCGATCGCACTCTTACTGTTAGTAAGCCTGCTATTCTTAATGTAACTCCTACTCAGGAAAAGAAACTCCAAGTACAGCTTTATCCTGTTATTTTTAGAGAGTTTTTAAAGGACCGAGATATTTTTCCTTCTTGGACTTATAGTAAGTCTGCAATTACAATTTCATACGATCTCGTATTGGAGCCTAATCTTGTTCTTCAATACAATGAAATGTTTAAAATTGTAAAGAACGAGCCTGCTCCTACTATCAAGCTTTTTGACGCTGACGAAAAGTCTTAATATGTCGCCACGTAAAACCGATATAGAAGAGACTAAGGCTATGAGCCTTAAGGATATCTTTGAAGCAGTAGATGCATTAAATGCAGATGCATCTCTGCTCTCAGAAGAGAATTCCTTATCGATTGTAAGTGATTGGATTGATACTGGTTCTTATGCTCTTAACGCCATTTTCTCCGGTTCAGTTTATGGCGGTGTTCCTGTTGGTAGGATTACCGGTTTTTCTGGTCCTTCTGGCGCTGGAAAAACACTTATTATTAATAAGATTATCGCCAACGCGCAAAAGAAAGGCTATTTTGCGGCTATTTGGGATACAGAAGCAGCAGTTGACCGTCAGTCCGCAGAAGGGGTCGGTATTGATCCTAAGAGGGTTAAATATTATCCTGTTGAAACTGTGGAAGACTGCCGTAATCAGGTTGCTACTTTTCTTGATAAAATTATTGCTGCAAAAGATCCTAATCTTAAGGTAATCATTGCAATTGATAGTTTGGGCAATCTTGCAAGCGCTAAAGAACTTAGAGACGTCACAGAGGGTAAGGACGCAGCTGATATGGGTACCAAAGCTAAGGCTATGAAGTCTATGATGCGTGCTCTTACTTTTAAGGCCGCTAAGGCTCGAGTGCCTATTTTGTTTACCAACCATATCTACGATAACCCTACCTCTCTTTATCCTGAATTGGTTAAAAAGCAGTCTGGAGGGTCAGGCCCTATTTATCTAGCGTCTCTTCTTGTACAGCTTGCAACTCGTAACGAAAAGATTGATAAAAATGAAGACCAAGAGGCTATTGGAGTCGCGCATAACGTAAGCGGCGTTACATTGTCAGCAATGACCGTTAAAAACCGCTTTGTACCTCCGTTTCTTAAGGCTGAACTTTATAATAATTTCCGTAGCGGCTTGTCTCGTTATGCAGGTTTAGGAGATATGGCAATCGCTATGGGTGTTGTTACAGGGGATAAGTCTTATATGTTAGGGACAGAAAAGATAGGTTATAGAAAGAACTGGGAAAACGATACTGAGTTTTGGGAAAAGAAAGCGCTTCCGTTTCTTGAACAAACTCTAAAAGAAAAAGTATGTTATGGTTCTGCAGCAGGTAGTGTGCCAGTAGTAGAAGAGCCAGAACCTGGAAATGAGTAAAAGTTAAAAATAAAAAGCTAAGGGAAACCTTAGCTTTTTTAATCTCTACTATATAATAAACTTATGAAGAAAGAAAAGCTTCGAGTAAATACAGATTTCTTTGAAAACATTGTAGCTTGTCAATGTTTAACCAATTCTTATTATACTTCTCTAGTACTAGACTATCTTTCCCCGGAAAACTTTAAAAATACAGGTAATAAACTCGTAGTTAGTATTGTAAAAGACTTCTACACAAAAAGACGTGTACTACCTACGATTACCGAGATTAAGACCTATCTTTCTAAAGATGAAGATTTAAAGCTTTTTAAAGAAACAGTAACATCTTACAAGCAGTACGACAGCGCCTTAAATATTGACGAACTTGTAGCAAATACAGAAACCTTTTTTAAGGAGAGATCTGTTTATAATACTGTACTTAAAATTGTTGATGATGTTACTAATGAAAGATCCGATTATAGTAAGTTTTTACAGTGGTTCGAAAAGGCGTGTAACATTACTTTAGTAAACGATATAGGTTTGGATTTTTATGGGGATTACGAAAAGGTAATAAAAGATCTAGGTACACAATCTGAAGTTATACCTACTGGTTGGTCCTTTATGGATGAAAAGATCGGTGGTGGCTTGCAGAAAAACGGCCGAGCATTGTACTTGTTCCTTGGCCCAACCAACGTAGGTAAAAGTATTTTTCTAGGCAATATAGCAAGTAATATGGCACATCGAGGTCTTACCACTGTACTCATTTCGTTAGAAATGCCTGAAATGATGTATGCTAAAAGAATTAGCAGTCACTTGTCTAAAATACCAGTAGAAAATATACAGCAAAATATAACTTCTCTTGAAGCGTTTTTTAAGGAAAACGTAGAGACTCATCGTAAGAAACTCATTATTAAAGAATTTCCGCCTAAAAGTGTAACAGTAGGTAACATTAAAGCATATCTTGAATCTCTTGTAAAGGCTGGTATAAAACCGGATATATTAGTTATTGATTACTTGGGATTGATTAAGGCTAGTTCTGGGGAAAACTCTTATGAACAAGGTAAAGCAGCTTCAGAAGAACTAAGAGCGCTGTCATACTTTTTCAGTATGCCTGTGGTAAGTGCTATACAAACTAATAGAGAAGGTATGGAGATACCATCTCTAGATACTGTTAGCGAATCCATGGGCGTAGCATTTACAGCAGATGTGGTATGGGCTATTTATCAGGAAGAAGGAGACAGAGAGTTAAATATTATGAAGGTAAGCGGCATTAAAAACCGACTTGGACCGCGACACGGTGCTACCGCTATGAGAATAGACTACAAAACACTCTCTCTGTCTGAAGAAAAAGATTATATAGGATTAACTAAGAGCGGTAACGGGGCCGAAGACGAACTATCAGGATTAGAAGCAAAACTTGAAAAGCTTTCCTAATCAATTAAATACTGATTGTGGATCCAAAAAATATATTTGTTTTTACTGATATAGATTTAGACGGGGCAACAAGCCTGCTAACTCTACATTGGGCTTTAAACGTACCCTATGAAGGGATAAAATTTAAAGCTACAACCGTTACTAATTTTAGAAAAGAATTTCTTTCATGGGCTACTGAAGATAGTCTTGACAACTATAAGGCAGTACTATTTTTAGATTTAGACACGAGTTCAAGCGCTGACTTAATTGATCATAAAAACTCTATTATTATAGATCACCACCAGAGTCACGTACTGAATAAGGAAAAATATAAAAACGCTAAACTACATGTTACAGAGACTACTTCATGTGCAAAATTAGTTTATAATATTTTTAAAGATAAATTAACAAATTTAACAACACAGCAAAAATATTTAATTGCATTAGCTAATGATTACGATTGTTACTCTTTTAGTCTAAAAGAGACATATGATATAAATTGTTTGTTTACTAATACGCAAAAGACTTTAGATAAAACAAGAACACATAAATTTTTAGAGCGATTTTATAAAGGGTTCGATAGCTTTAATAAACAAGAACTAAACATTATAAAGGAATACACAACCGGTAGAGACGCTGCTATATCAGCTCTACAGATATTTGCTGGAGATCTAAGTATAAGTAAACAAAAAGTTAGAGTCGTAGGTACAATGGGGGTTAAATACGTCAATGATGTTTGCGATTATCTTCTAAAAGAGCATTCAGCTGATATTGCATTCTTTATTAATACTAATAACTCTCATGTTTCTTTTAGAAAAAAGAAAACATGTACGGTTAATATGTCTAAATTAGCTGAGACATTATGTCAAGGCGGGGGTCATGAATATGCTGCCGGGGGTAAGCTAACCGAAACGTTCATGGAATTTACAAAACAATTAACCCCATTACCTAACTAAAATGTCAGGTGTAATAGGAGCTTTAGAACAAGCTGCAGTCGAAAATCCTTTAGATACTATTTCTAGAGATGAGCTTGAAGTCGAAATTATTAAATTTTGTTCTTTTTGTTCTATATTGCACAATAAAAAACTTAATAATGTAGCAATTTTTACCCTTCTTATAAAAAATAATATTTATAAAAAAATTTTTATGAGAATGACTCAGATAGATAATGAAAAAGAAGCAATAATTGTGTTTTTAAAGTATAATTCTAATTTGTGCCGTAGCAAAGTTGTGAGAGAGGTGTTAAAATCATAACACCGTAAATGATCGCAGAAGAAATCTATAACACCTATTTAAGTGTTTCAAGAGGCCATTGTAATAAGCCATGGCGCCCTCGCAAAGACTTCACCGGGTTTTCAGCAACACCGGACGGCCTACTTTGTAAAAGATTGGAACTTTTTTTCAAAAAATTTCCTCATATTTATCCGAAAGAGTTTTTCCTTGCGCCTTACTTAGTCTATAAAGATGAAGAATATTTTCCGCTTTCATTTTATACAACACAAAAAGCAATTGCTGTGTTTTCAGCTATGAACAAGCTTAAGCAAGAAGAATTACCCGATACTGAAAACCAGATAGAAGATATAAAGAAAAGCTTGAAACATATAGCTTTAACTTGTGTAGAGAAGAAAATTACATTTGAGCAGTATTGTAACGAAAAACAAGGATATACCTATACCCCGTTCTTGGATTACAATGAAAGAAGAATCAATGTATATGTACTGATAAAGTTGCCTTCTTTTGAGAATATGGTAAACTCATTTAGCCTTCAAGATAAAGAACTTTACTTAAAAGATGTGCATAATAGCATTGGTAAGTTCAAAATGCGCATTAACACATCTACTAGAGCTAAGAGACTTATTGAAGAAGGATTTAAACTAATATCTAAAAATACTAATAATTCCTAAAATACTATGAAAAATACATTCAATGCTAATATGTTCGAAAGCATTAAGAGCGCGCTCGAAAATGCTAAAAATAAGCAAGGTGGAGATTCAAATTATAAGAATATCCTCTCTATTGCAGCTCCGGCTACCTATGTAGTGCGGCTACTACCTAATATTAAGAATCCAGAAAATACTTTCCTTCACTACTATCACCATGGCTGGAATAGTACCTCAACAGGCAAGTATTTCAGTATTGTTTCACCTTCTACCTGGGGAGATCGGTGCCCTGTAAGCGAGCTTTATTTTAAGACTCTTAGAGATGAATCTCTTAGTGAGTCTGAAAAGAATCGTGCTAAGGAAAGTCTGAAGCGTAAAGAAAACTGGATGGTTAACGTTTATGTAGTAAACGATCCTAAGAACCCTGAAAACAACGGAACTATTAAGGTTCTACGTTATGGCCGTCAACTTAATAAGATTATCGAAGCCGCTATTAATGGAGATGATTCTTCTGAATTCGGCGCAAAAATCTTTGATCTCGGACCTGATGGCTGTAATCTACGCATCAAGGCTGAGCTGGTATCTGATAAGCCAGGCGCTCCTAAGTACCCAACATACACGGCGTCTAAGTTCTTAAGCCCTTCAGCTATTGAAAACCTAGATGAAGACAAGATTCCAGAAATCTATAATAGCATTTTTGATCTACAGGCTTTTGTAGAGCATAAGACTGCAGAAGAGATTAAGGGGCTCATTGATACTCATTATTACAATAAGGAGCAGGGACAGACTACTGAAACAGCTAAGCCTGACCCAGTGTCTACTGAAGAAGAAGATGTGCCTTATGAGGACATTAAGCCGACACCAAAGGTAGCAGCCAAGCCAGTTACCCCGGCCCCTAAGGTTGCCGTAAAGACTGAAGCTATTACAACAAACGATGATAAAGTAATGGCTATTTTGAACGGTCTTGATAATATGTAATAATGACCGAGCAGCAAAGAAGAGAACAAATTATGAAAATGCGGCAGCAGGCAGCCCCGCCTGCTGCCCCCTCTCTTTCTGATGCAGAAGCAATGAGAATTGCTAGTAATGGCAACGGACTTACGCAAGAGCAAGTGATTGCTATTGCTATGTTCGGCAAAGTAGTGCAAAACGATGTTAATGGTATTAAGAAAGCCGGTCTAGGGGATTTAAAGGTGTCTGACGTTGATATGTCAAAGGTAATGCCGTCAGGTATTGCTAGAGCAGCCGGTATGACTATACCACAAGTACCACGGCCGGTAGGGCCTAGCCCGCTCTTAGCACCGGCGATGCCGGTAACCATGCCAGCTCCTGTAGTTGAGCCTGTACTAACTGAACCATCTCCGCAATTAGAGTTTGATTTTGATAAAAAAGCTCGTTATATAGAGGTTGTTGAAGCTATAAACTCTCTTGAAAAAAAGATAGATACTATTAACATTAAGCTTGAACTGCTTCTAGAAGACAATAAAAAAAAATTGAATCTAACTCTAAACGAAAATGGAACTCAAACTGGTTAAGAAAAATTTTGCCGATAATTTTTTAAATATTATTGGTAAGACGGTTGACGTAGCTTCTATTAAGGTTAATAAAGAAGGTCTTTATGTAATCTGTAATAAACCGGAAACTAATATTATTTTACTTGGTAAGTATAGCT